CTGCTCCCCGGCGGAGAGGTTGAAGAAGGTCGCGATCGAGGAGACCGAGACGCCGGACACGCCGCGCTTCAGCTCCGCCAGGGCGGCCATGAACTGGTGGACGGGCAGCTTGTCCTCGCCCGCTGCGGGCGCGACCAGCCTGGAGAGTAGACTCATCTTCGGATCCTCGTAGCTCTGCGGTTGTTTGTTCGGGTGAGGGCCTCGCACCCTCTCGGCGGACTTTTCGGGCACCGCTGCAACCACGGTCGGATGTTCGGGATCAGCTCGCCTACTTAGTCCGACCGATTGCTCAGCCGTTCGGGAAGAACTGCTTGTAGGCGGCGTCCCCGATGGCTTCCCTGATGGCGGCCTCGTCGAGCGAGGGCTCCCAGGAGTACACGGTGTACTCGAAGGGCTCCCCCGTCTTCTCGTCCTTTGACTTCTTGCTCGTCCGCGACCGGGCGGTGACGACCGTCACCAGGCCGATCATGTCGGACTTCTCGCCCTCGTCGATGATCCGCTTCGCGACGGACTCGTCGACGTTCTCGTCGTCCACGTTCAGCACGTTGGCGATGAAGGCCTTCAGGTTGCGCTGGAAGACCTCCCGCATCTCCGCGGTGTTCGTGTACTTGAAGAACGTGTGGACGATCTCGCCCGGCTTGTGGTCGCCGTCGACCACGGCCAGGACGGTCAGCGTGTTCTTCCAGAACTCGCCCTTGTCCGAGTCGAACATCTCGCACTTGTCGATGCGAGCGACGACCTTGCCCGGACGGAGCGGGTTGCTGTTGAACCCGCGCTTCGCGTCTCTCAGACCTGTGAATGCACCCATGTCTTTGTTCTCGTTCTTGACTCTCGTGTAGGATCGTGAATTGTGCAGGTGTGCCCCAGTATATCGGAATCGGGACTGGAGTCAAGGAGTCTTTCCCGGATTCCTAGTACCTGCCGATGAACCTCGTGCCCGGCCCCTCCGGCGCGTCGACCTGGAGGAAGAGGTACCTGCCGTTCTGGCAGTCCCCTACGAACGCCAGCTCCTTGCCGTCCGGCTGATCCGGCAGAGCGTCGCCCTGGCTCAGCATGACGAAGGTCTCAGACTCCTGCGGCCGCGTGGGGTCGACCAGGGCCGACATGACGACCGTGTAGTCGTTCGGTCCGGCGCGCACCGAGAGCGGGCACCAGCCGTCCGGCATCAGCATCGGCGTGACCGAGGACCAGCGCTGTAGGACATATTCTTGAACGCACCTCATCGCACCCTCTCCATCGGCCCGAACTTCTCCTCCAGCGCCGCGCGGGCCTGCGCGTCGAGCTGGCTCACGTCCACGAACCCCCGCTCGCGCAGGAAGTCGATCGGATACACCTTCGGCAGCGGGTCGTGCGAGCAGATCACGAGCTTCTGCCGCGCGCCCGTGGTCTGGTGGATGTACAGCGCGTCGACGATGCAGGCCGCCATGTTCAGGTGGTCGAACGTCAGCGTGTTCATCGTGTGCGCGACCAGCTCGTCGGCCGGCTGCCCGTTGCGGTGCGTGCGCCCGAGCACCTGCTCGATTAGGTCGGCCTTGCGCGGGAAGTCGATGAAGAGCTGGTTGTAGAATTCGTGCTGGAGGTTCTTGCCCGTGCCATGGCCGCCCATCGAGATCACGAGTAGGCGCCGCGCGCCCGGCTTGTGCTCGACCAGCTCGTTCGAGCCCTTCCGCACCGACTCCGACGGCGCCCACGTGGCGCGGACGCCCGCGGCCTCGAGCGCGTCGCAGAGCCACCGCCCCACCTCGTCGTGGTGGAACCAGATCAGGCCGCCCTCCGGCTCCTTCCGGTCCTGGAGTGCTCTGGCCCACTCGATCGCGTGGCGGACCTTGTAGTCGCAGACGCGCACCGGCTCGGAGAGGCGCTCCGGCATCCCCTCGAACTCGAGGTCCTTCGCCTCGCGCCACGCGCCGTACAGCTCCGCGCCGACGTCCCGGTCGCCGTGCTGCGCCATGTTCGCGCCGATGAGCAGCGGCGTGTCGAGGCGCGGCCTGCCCTTGTACTCGATCCAGCGGCGCAGCTTCTTGCTGTACTCCTGGTGCGCCTCGTGGTGCAGCCTCGCGAGCGCGAGGTGCTCCCTCGCGCCCTCGCGCGTGAGGCCGCGGCGCAGGACCAGCTCGTCCTCCGTCGGCCAGCGGAGGTGGTAGTAAAAGCCGCTCGTCAGCTCGTAGAGGTAGCGCCACTTCTGGAAGCCCCACTCGATCTCGTCGCCGGAGGGCGTGCGCCACAGCTCCTCCACGTCGTCCATCAGGCGCTTCAGCCGCCTGTACTCGTCGGTGTCCTGCACCGCCGGCAGCGGCACGGGGAGGTTCTGGATCGTGAGCGACACCCCGATCTCGTTGTCCCCGGTCGCCACCACCCCTGGCGAGCTGTTGAGCCGCAGGCGGTACGCCTTGCGGAACCCGGGCACGCCCTTAGGCAGGTCCTCGCCCGGGAAGCACCGGCGGCTCCAGTCGATCAGCGGGGCGATCGGCCCGGTCTGCGCGACACTGGGGTCCGCCGTCGCGTCGAGCACGTACGACCAGTTGCTCGCGAGGGCCTGGTCCAGCGGCAGCGGGCTGCGCTCCCGCAGCGCGTAGGTGATGAGGTGGTGGTAGTCGCCGATCGACTTCGACGTGATCGTGCCGGAGAGCGCCACCACGCGCGGCTGCCTGGCCCTCAGGTAGCGCAGGATCCGCGTCGTGCGCGCGGCCTTCTGGTTCTTGACCGCGTGCGCCTCGTCGAAGATGAGGAGGTCGGGCTCGATCCCGGTCAGCACCGCCTCGGCGTCCTTCGTCGAGAGCTGCGAGTACGGTATCACGTAGCAGCCGCGCTTCCTCGAGGCGGCCGCGCTGGCGCGGGACGAGGCGTCCCGGCCGCCCATGAGCACGAACGGCACGCGCAGGCCGACGCGGCGCCGCGCCCACGGGATGTCTCGCTGCGTGAGCTGCGAGTAGACTTGCGAGGGCACGAACAGGATCGAGCGCTCCGACTCGCGGCGCTCGAAGGCCCGGTTCGCGATCATCAGCGTGATGAGCGTCTTGCCCCAGCCGACGCCGATCGGGAAGAACCCGCCGCCGTAGATGTCCCACGCGAGCACGCCGCCGACCTGCGTGTTGAACAGGCGGAAGCCCTCGTCGAAGAACTTGGCGTCGACCTCCTGCCGGCAGAACTCCTCGACCTCCTCCGGCGTCGGGAGCAGGACGACCGGCAGCGAGACTATGCGGTGGATCTCCAGGGAGTCCGCCGTGTCTCGCCGCCGGTTCTGCCTGGCGCGAGCGAACGGGTCGCTCGTCGCGCTCACTGCGGGACTCGCCCCCGCGGCCGCAGCTTTCGGATCCCCGCGGCGCGCAGGATCCTCGTCAGGGTCGTGAGGGACATCCGCCGCGGCAGCCCCTTCGGCGGGCTCTTCCGGATCTCCCGGAGCGTCTCGCCTGCCCTGTACCGCCTCGCGATGCTGCGCTCCTGGCGCAGCGTCGTCTCGATCATCGCCGTCATTCCTTGCCTCCTGGTGGTCGCCGAGATCATCCCAGGCGCTCGAGGACCGTCTCGGCGAACGGCTCGAGTGCGTTGAAGAGCGCCACGAGGTCGAAGTCGTTCGTGCCGCCGGGGAAGACCACGATGGTCCGCCCGAGCGCCTCGGCGACCTTCTCGCCCCGCTCCTTCAGCCTGTCCTTCCGCTTGTGCGGGTCCAGCGCCCAGTAGGACTCCGCCATCATGTCGGTGGCCATCTCGGCCCCGACCTTGTTCATCAGGTCCGCCGCCATGACGACGGGCCGGTCCGCCCCCTTGAGCTGCACCACGCCGAGGTAGAGCGAGAGCCCCACCCGCGGGCGCCCCCGGCCGTCCTTCGGCCTCCGGTCCACGACGGGCGCCTCGACCGCGGGCGGCTCGGGGCTCGGCGCCGGGGCCGCAGGAGCGGGCGCCGGGGCCGCCGCCTTCGGGGCGGCCTTCGGAGCGGGCGGAGGGGCCGCCGGCGCTGGCGCCGGGGCCGCGGCGGGGGCCGAGACCTTGACGCCCGACTGCGCCCACTCCAGGGCCGCGCCCATCGCCGCCAGCGCCTCGGCCCTGTCCTCGCGGGCCACCGCGACCGCGCCCTCGTCGGTGATCTCGACGTGGTACGCCTCGCTGCTCGGGCGGCCGTCCTTCGCGGCCGTCTTGTCGCAGATCATGCACGGGCGGCCCTCCTTGTTCATGCCGATGCCCTTGCACACCGGGCAGCTCGGCCGCGCCCACGGGGCGCCGCCGGTGACCGACGCCTGCGGCGCGGTCGGGCCGGAGTTGATCGCCGGGGCCGCCGGCTGCGGGGCGGCCGGGGCCGCCTGGGCCTTCGGCGCGGCCGGAGCCGGCGCCTGGGCCGCTGTCTGCGCGGCTCGCGCCGCCTTCTGCTTCTTCGCACGCTCGAAAAGGTCCACGTTGCCTCCTGTGTCTTTCTTGTCCTTCTTCCGCTTCGGCTCGAGCCCGAGGTTCGGGCGCTGACGCTCCGCGCGGTCCTTGGTCTGTCTCTCGATTCGCTTAGTATACCCCGCCACCGTCTCGCGGCGAGAACATATCCCCTGGAAAGGGCAGCCCCCGTACTGCGAGCACACGTCCGTCGTCTCGGGTCCCGGCGCGTCCTCCCACCGCTTGATCCCCCTGACGGCCAGCATGCCCCGCCCGACCTCCTGGAGGAACTCCCAGTGCTTGGACAATCTCTTCGACGAGACGAGCGCCGAGACTTTACGGACTCCCCTCGGGTCCCTGAACTTAGGGAACTGGTTGTGCCGCACGAAGACTGGGCCGTCGTACCCGTCGAGGCGCGACGTCGCGGCCGCGTAGGTGAGGAGCTGCTGGTTGTGCCCCACGCAGTTGGGGCTCGTGCCGTCGCCCGGGGAGTAGGGCTCCTGGATCTGCTCGTACTGGTCGATCTCGTTCTGCGGCCCAGGCTGCTTGAGGTAGCGCACCGAGGACTCCCCGAAGGACTTGTGGTCGTGGACCTCCGGGGCCGAGACGATGTACTTCGTCCCGTCGGGCTGGTGGACGACCGTCTCCGCCGGCCGGAACCAGTCCACGTAGCCGAGCAGCTCCACGCCGTCGACCAGCGGCAGGCGGACCTCGCGCTCGACCTGCACCTTCGGGTCGCGGGACAGGACCCCCTTCTCCACCGCGTCGGCGAGCAGGTCGCGGATGAGCTTCGCCTCGTTCGGCGTCACGCTGGCCGCCGCGCCGCGCTCCTCGACGGTCTCCCATCCGGAGGGGAAGGGGTCGACCGCCGCTCCGGCGGCCTGGCCCGCCAGGACCTCGGGCACCGGGGACGGCACGCGCCCCTGCGCGTCGGCCGCCTTCCAGCGCTCGATGCAGCCGTGCAGCACTGTGCCGAAGGTGAAGTAGCCGCGCTGCTCCTCGGGCAGCCGCGCGACGCGCTTGAGCCACCAGCGGCGCCTACACGCCGTGAAATCCTCGACCTGCGAGGCGGAGGTGACGAGCGGCTCGCTCACCGGTCCTCCTCCCCGTTGCGCGAGATGATCTGCGTCGCCAGGGCCTCGCCGCCGGGCTGCGTGCGGAGGAGTCGCTCGATGCGCTCGCACGCCATGCCGTAGCGCAGGCCCTCCTCGAACACCACGGCCAGATTCACCTCGATCCAGCGGCCGCGCTCCTGGCCCTTCGGCCGGCGCTTCTGCGTCTCGCCGTCGTACTCGTGCGCGGCGAACTGGCGCAGCACCGCAGCGCACTTGCTGAGGCTCACGCGCTCGGGGATCATGGACGTGGGCGAGCCGATGTAGTCGACCACGCCGGACGCGGTGACCCAGACGTAGCCACCCTCGCAGTGCACGCCGCGCCGCTCGCCGGGCGACTCGACCATCCTCACGATCGCCTTCAGCACGGCCTGCGAGGCCTGCGTGCGCAGCCGCATCGAGCGCACCATGCTGGTGTGGACCTCGCCCTCGACTAGCAGGCGGTTCGTCCCGCGCCGACTCGGGGTGCGGTTCGCGTAGAGCCAGGCGACGTGGTTCGCGACCACGTACCTGCTCGGCTCGCGGCCGCCGACCCAGCCCGAGGTGTAGGCGTAGTTGCCGCGCGAGGTGAGCAGGTCGCGGGCGCGGTGGCCGACCTCGACCGAGAGCAGCCGCACCTCGATCGCGCGGACGTCCTCGTCGGTGAGGTCGCGGTGCCCGACGATCGAGCGCAGCATGTCGCGGTCGTTGCCGGTGAACAGGATCCGCGGGTAGACGCTCGCGTTGAACGGGTCGCGGTACATCGAGCGGATCGTGAGCCGGCCGCCAGAGACGAACGCGCGGAAGGCCTGGTCGATCGGGAGCGACTCGTCGGACTGGATCTGCGGCAGGCCCTCGTCGCAGTTGATGACCGGCGAGTGGAGGAGGCCCTCGTTGAACTTGCCGAGCGCGCGGCCGTCGTTCGACCGCTCGCCCTCGAAGCACTCGGCGAGACCCTGCGCCAGCATCCCCTTGCCGGCCCCGCTCGCGCCGTAGAGGTTGAGCGCGCAGATCGGCGCGGTGACGTCGAGCGCCCACGAGAGCCACTCGACGAGGAGGTCGGACTTCTCGCCGGCCATAGCCTCGAGCCACTCCTGCACCTGGGCGCTGTACTCGCCGCCCCTCCGCAGCCGCGGGTTCAGCCGGTGCACCGGCAGGTGCAGGACGCGCGCGCCCTGGTCGCCGTCGATGTACGCGAAGGAGTCGCGCGACGAGCAGGACACCGAGGAGATCGGGGTGGCGTGGTCGTTCAGGATCGACTGCGCGCTCCGCGGAACCCACGCCCTGCCGCGCAGCTCGGAGGTCTCGATCACGTCCTCCATGCCCAGCTCGCGGATCATCGGCACGAGCATGGAGTCGCCGCACGGCCGCACGTTGTACGTGGAGTCGGGGCGCATCACGTAGTGGTTCCGGCCGTCGCTCGCGACCATCCGCTGGCGCAGCCACTCCTCCGCGTCCGCCGGCGACTGCGGCACGGAGAGGGGCTGGTCCTTCCTCACGATCGCCATGATCTCCTCGCGCACGCCCTTGGCCCGCTGGAGGCTGCGCTCGCGCTCCTCGTTCGCCGCCTGGATCTGGGCCTGCTCGCTCGCCCACATCCGGCACACGATGTCCCACGCCTTCGGGAGCCACTGGGTCTCGCGGGCGCCGGAGTCCTCGTCGGCCTGGAGCTGCTGGAGCGCCGGCACCAGCAGCGCGAACACGCCCTCTGGCGTCGCGCTCTCGATGCGCGCCGTCATGCCGACGACCTGGCCGACGAGCCGGGTCACGCCGTTGTTCCAGCCCCTCGATACGTCGACCTTCCCGTCCTCGAAGCACGCGGCGTAGGCCTCGCGGCCCTGGAGGTACTTCTGTGCCTCGCGCCCGAAGTCGGTCGGCACCTCGCGGCCGTTGCTCGACCGCCTGAGGACCAGCTCCCGGCACTCGTCCGGGTCCGGCATGTCGGCCCGGTACGGCACGACCTGGGCGAACTCGTCCTGAGCCGCGGCCGTCACCTGGATCGTCGAGGCGTCGAGCGCCGGGCCGCCGCCGAGGTACCTGAACATGGGGTCCGTCGAGAAGCTCGCGCCGGTGTCCGCGCGCGTCGCTCCGGGCAGGCGGAAGAGGCGCGTCCAGTCCTTGCACGCCGGGTCGAGCTGGACCCCCTGCGCGGCGAAGCGCGCCATCATCTCGGCGCACAGCGGCTCGGCCTCCAGGTGGCTCACAGGCGCCGCGAGCGCGTACACGAAGCGGCAGCCGTGCAGCGTGGTGTACCAGTAGGTCGGGGAAGGGAGGTCGGCCCCGGCGAGCACCTGCACGAACTCGCCGAGGCCTTCCTCGGTCCAGACGGTCTTTGATCCGTCCGGATTCTTGGGTAGGTCGTAGTCGAAGAGCAGCACCGATACGTCGATCCGGCCGCCGAGCAGCGCCAGCTCCGCCGCGATCGGGGCGCGCTTGTTCGCGCGGGCGTAGCAGCGGTCTCCGTCCTCGTCGACCAGCGCGTACGAGACGACGTGGGCGTCCCGGTCCCACTCGCGCGACATCGCCTCCGACAGCGGGAGGTGCTCGTCGCACATCACGCGCGAGGCCCTGTTCTGGTCGGCCAGGTCCGCGAGCACGCCGGCGCCGGGGTGGCGCTCGCGGTCGAAGATCACTCCGACGATCGGATCCGGTGCAGGTTCCATGTCGCTCAGGGGAGGCTGCGGCCGGCGCGTCGCTCGTCGCGCCGGCCCCAGTGGGCTCTCGCCCAGCCGCGGAGCAGTCCCCTCATACTACTCCGACTCGGCCCTCGGTCAAGCGGTTGTCTCAGAAGCCCTCGAGCCCGAGCTGGCTCGCGCGCTTCTTGAAGGCGAAGCGGGCGGTGCGAGGGTCGTGCGCCCAGACCTTCGCGATCGCGGGCGCGTCGAGGGCGACCCGGTGGTCGACCCAGCCCACGCCCTCCGGCAGGAGGTAGTGCGCCTCCAGGTGGAGCGCGCGGGTGTCGTAGACCTTCACGCGCGGCCAGATCCACGAGTCCTCCGGCGGGAGCCCGAGGTCCTCGCGCACCGCGGCCTGGATCCTCGCCTCCCAGGCCTCGTGCTCCGGAAGATCGATCTTGAACGGGCTCGGGAAGTCGCCGCAGTACGCCTCGTGGGCGTCGTGCAGGAGCGCGCACTGCTGCACCACCAGCGGCTCGCCGGCCGCCTCGGCCAGCACCGAGACCAGCACCGAGTGCTCGGCCACGGAGTAGAACTCGCGGACGTGCCCGAGGTAGCGGCAGATCATCGACAGCGCGTGCGTGACGTCCTCGCGCTCGAAGTTGCAGTGCGAGTCGAGCGAGAAGAACTTCCGGCCGCTGACCGTCGTGATGTAGCCGTGCTTCTTCGCGGGGTGCTCCATCAGTCGTCCGATCCGCACGGCGTGGCGTCGTCGCGCACGTCGAAGTCGTCGGGCTGCTCGGCCTGGGGCGGCGGCATCAGGTCGCCGCGCATGGTGCTCAGGTACACGTGGTTGCCGGCCTCCGCCCGGACCGTGAGGCCGCCGAGCGAGCTGCGGACCTCGAGCCCCAGCGCCCCGTCCGCGCCGCGACCGATCCTCACGTGAATCTTGTGGGCGCGCAGATACTTGTCTTCGCCCAAGTCGAACACCACGTCGGCGTTCTTGTGTATGTCGAACGAGGAGAGCGAGTCGTCCTCCTCGCTCCTCACGATCACGTCGATCGACTCCTCGGTCCTCGGCAATCTCCGCTCGCCCATCGCAGTCGCCCCCAGCCGCGCGTAGCGGCCCGTAGTCGTCAGGTCCATCACCGCCTCCACGTCAGCCCGAACAACACCACCTCGCCCCTGTCGGAGAGCAGGTCGACGCCGATCGAGCACTCGCGCGTCAGTCGCTTCTCGATCCCGAGCCGCGCGTAGGGCGTCAGCTCGTCGGTGGCCCCGAGCGCGACGTGCGCCCAGTCGGCCAACTCCACCCGCAGGCCGAGGCGGCCCAGCACGTCCTCCTCGTCCTCGACCCTCTCCCCGTACCTGTTCCGCCAGGGCTTGCCGTTCTTCTTCTTGAGGGGCACGCGCTCCGTCTCCTCCGAGGACCGCCGCTCGACCGAGGCCTCCACCTCCAGGCTCCCTCCGGTCCCCCTGACCGGGGCGAGAGCGCCGACCTCGGCCGAGCGGCCGCCTCCCGCGACCCACGCGGAGTTCGGAGCGGCGCACGCGGCGCAGCTCATCAGGACTGCCAGCAGCAGAGAGTTGTTCTTCATGGAGGAATCGTACTCCGGTATCGGCCGGTTGTCCAGGTGGACTTTAGAGGCCGTCGGGAGCGAAGCCCTCGGCCTGCGGCAGCGGGCGGGCCACGGCCTCGAAGGAGCTGGACAGCTCCTCGCAGAGGGAGGGCTGCATCTCCTTCGGCACAGGCTCGTGCGTGTCGAGGGCTCTGGTCGCCGCGTTCCAGCCCGCCCGCTCGGCCTGCTCGAAGGCGTGCGCGACCACGGCGAACAGCGGGTGCGCGATCGCCGCCTCGGGCTCCACGCCCGCCAAGTACTTGTACACCGCCATCGCGCGCTCGCGCGGGCCGATGTGAGGCCTCGGGCTGTCGGGCTGCGGATAGGTCCTGGTGATCTTCACTCGTTGCTGTACTCCCCTTCGACGAAGTTGAAAGGATGTTTGAACGCCTCGTGCTGGAGGGCGCGAGGGCTCCGCACCGTCTGCACCCGGTTGTCGTCTGCGCCGCTGCGGTGGCACTCGATCCCGGCGACCATTACGGGTCCTGTGTAGTGCTTCGCCCTCGCCCCGCTCGGCAGTCGGCCCTTCACGCGGAGCTGCTCCACGAGCGCGTCGTATGCCCGCTCGCCGAGGATCATGGTGTCCACGCCGTGGCCCATCCTCTCCATCTGCTCCTTGGCGTCGAAGATATCCTGCATCACGTCCCTGCCGGTGGGGAACGACCAGCACAGTTCTCGCGATCCTGAGACTAGTGTGTCCATTCCAGACTTCCACGTCGCGTCATCCACATGCGCGGCCTCGTCCAGGAAGATCGAGTCGCCGGAGCTGAACTTCTCGACGACCTTCCTCTCGCCCTTAGGGCTGAGCAGGTCTCGGACCTCCCAACCCTGCTCCCTCGCCTTCTCGAGCACCGGCGACATAGCGCGCAGCGCCTCGCGCTCGATCCGCTCGCGCTCCTGCCGCGCTATGATCGCCCTCTGGTCCGCGGGCAGAGTCTCGTCGTCCAGGAGGGCAGTCGTGGGGTTTCCGCTGACGTTCCGCCCGGAGCGCACGTCCTCCGCGTACTCGGTGAAGGTCACCCTCGAGCCGTCGGCGCCGGTCAGCGTCACGACGGCCGCGTCCACGCGCTGGTCGCCGACGTGCGGGCCGAGCGCGGCGCGGGCCGCCTCCGATGCCTCGCGCGCGCCGGCGACGTCGCCGGACCACAGCGGGTAGCGCGAGCCCACCTCGCGGCCGGCGCGGTCGCGCAGCACGGCGTTGGCGCGGAAGACCGTCACAGCTCGCCCAGCTTCCTGGCCAGCTCGTCCACGGCGTCCTCGCGCTGCTTCCGCGCGACGTGCTCGGGGACCAGCCAGCCGAGGCGCAGGGCCTCCCAGCCGCCGCGCAGGAGCAGGCCGACCAGCACGAACGCCAGCCCGACCGTCCAGAACGCGAGGCCGAACAAGACCTTGGCCGCGAGCCGCACTAGAGGTCCTCCCCGTCCATCAGGATGATGATGAGGATGATGAGCCCGAAGAGCCCGACCCTGCGCCACACGCGCACGCCGGGAGGAGCGTCGAAGTCGTTCACTGCTTATCTCCTGTGGTGTGCGAGCCGCCGCCCGCCGGCATAGCGGGGCCGACCGTGACCGGCCGGCTCTGCTGCGGCGGCTCCCACACGTCCGTCGCGAGCCGGTTGAAGAACCGGCGCGCTGCTCTCCTGTTGTTCTGGTCGTTCCACCAGCGGTTGCGGCCTGAGGGGTGCGGGCACACGTAGGCCCGCGTCCCCCTGCTCCGGGCCGAGGTCGCGCAGCCGTAGAACGCGCAGCGGAAGAACGGCGCCGAGCCGACCTCTCGGAAGGAGTCCGCGACCCTGCGCCCCAGCAGCACCACGTGCTCGTACCTGGCCCAGTCGTCGACCACCATCGTCGTCGCCGCGTCGCGGGCCGACACCGGCCCCCACCGCTCCTGCGGGTGCTCGAACAGGTTCGTCCGGTCGGCCAGTCGCAGGAACTCCTCGCGCGACCAGCCGGTGTACCCGAGCAGCCTGCGTCCCGCGTCGCAGTAGTCCGGGTGGAGCGGGAACCCGACGTTCGAGATCGTCGGCGCCTCGCCCACGAAGAGCACGCGGGCGCTCACCCGCACCTCCCGCGCGCCTCCGCGGCGAGCCTGCGCCTGCGGCCCTTCGAGCCGGCGCGCACGCGCAGCGGCACGAGGCGGCCGTTGACCCTCCTGCGGCGCCTCATCACCAGATCCACCCTCGCGCCCTGGCGATCGAGCGCTCCGCTGGCGTCAGCATTCCCACGCGCCGCGCGCGCGTCTTCGGCGTCTGCCGCCGCGTGAAGTGGCTCGGCCCGAGCTTGCGCTTGACGACGAACTCGTCGAAGGTCAGGCGCACCGCGTCCCGGCGCGTCGGCCGCCTGGCCGACTGCACCTCGCGCGGGGGCATCTTCATCCCGCGCCCGGCCTGAGCCATCGCGCCGACCTGCGCCGCGTCCCTAGACGTCCCGCGGAGCAGTCGCTCCCGGACCCAGCGCTCGATCCCGCCGAATATCCCGAACATAGGCGTGCAGTCCTCCTGTCCAGCAGTCAGTGTACAGCGTCTCGTCCGGAAGTCAAGTCCGCGTCCTAGGATTCAGTCCCCGGCCCTAGTTCGAGGTCACCCTGTCGACGCAGGCGACCGTGCCGTCCGGCCTCACCCTGTAGACCAGCAGCCCGCCCCTAGGGGCTGCGGGTCGCGGCCGGAGGTACACCACCAGGGAGACGTTGCCGTCCCTGTCCGCGACGCGGACCACCCGGTCCGTAGGGAACGCCAGCGGCACCTCGGCCTCCGTGCGCGGCGGGCGCCCGAGCCCCCTCGGCCCGGCGCACCCCAGGCAGCACGCCGCGATCAGGGCCATCTCCAGGAACATTATCCCCACGTACACGCTCAGTCGCTTGCTGGTCGTCACAGGATCCTCCTCTGCGCTATCTCACGCAGGCGCAGCCACGCCGCCGAGAAGGTCGGCAGCGTCCTCGCCCGCTTCTCCTCCTTGTCCAGGTACATCGCCGCGTCCGCGGCCTCCACGTCCGCGCCGAGGCCGGCGCTCGCCGACACCCGGCCGTCGCGCGAGCGCCAGCGGCGCACCAGGTCGCGCACGCGGCGCGCCCCGGCCCGGCTGTCGATGCGCACGACGAACTCGTCCCCGCCCTCGCGGGCGAGCGTCACGTCCGAGCCCCGAGTCTGCTCGGAGAGGAAGTGCGCGAACTCCCGCAGCACCTCGTCCCCGTAGGCGTGCCCGAGCGGGTGCGCGTCCTGCGCCGCCTTGAACCCGTCCAGGTCGACGAAGACGAACCAGCTCTGGCCGTCGCGCCGCGTCCGGCGGTCTAGTCCGCGCCGGTTGTAGAGTCCCGTGAGAGAGTCCACCTCCGCGTCCCGCGCCCGCGCCTCGGCCTCGCGCTCCAGGTCGGGGAGCCGCGCCAGCCGCTCGCGCAGCGTCGCGTACTTCGTCTCGGTCAGGTCGGACCAGGCGGGAGAGTCCAAGCCTAGAGTCCTTCCCGCAGGTAGCGCCGAGGAACTCGGACCACGCCGAGGGGCTCCACGTGCAGGATGTAGCCGGGCACGGGAGACTCCTCCTCCGCGATCCGACGGACCTCCTCCAGGTTCCAGGGATAGAACTCCTCGAACGACCCGTCGATCGTGTCGACCCTGAACCTCTGCTCGATCGTCGCGCGTCCTGCTCGCGAATCCACGCCTACAGTCCTCCCGGGGGAACGCCGTCGGGCACCGCCACGCCGTCGAAGGGGCCGGCGCGCCCGCGGTCCTCCTTCTCGACCTGCTCCCCCAGCGCGTCCGCGCAGAGGAGGTAGTTCGCCTGCTGGAGCAGGAGCGCGTCGCGCCGGAGCGCGAGGAACGCGGCCCGCAACTCCGGCGACACCTCCGACCCCGCGACCAGCTCGAGCGCGCGGGCCTGGCTGAGCCGGGCCGTGCGCTCCTCGATCTCCCGCGCCCGCCGGCGCAGGACCTCGGCCCTCGCCGAGAGTCCCTCCGAGTAGTCCATCGGCTCGCCCGTGAGTATCAGTATCAAGGCGTTTCCTCGTCCGCGACCCGAGTCCCTAGTCCGCGTCGGCGAACGTCGTCCGGCGGTCGAGTCCTGGCAGACAGTCTACACCTCCCCCAGCCCTAGGGCAAGTCCGGAGGCGGGGAAGTAGTCGGGGACGCCGAAGAACTCAGCCTCCCAGCGCCAGGAGGCCCGGGCCTCCTCCGGAGACAGCCGCAGGGCGCGGTAGTACAGGACGGGGACCGGCCCCACCATGTCAGCGAGCGCGAGCGCGCGCCGGTCGAAGTAGTCGGAGAGGTAGGACAAGTCCACTAGCGCGCTCCGCAGGGGCACGGGCGCCCGCTCATCTTGACGGCCGCGGACGTCGCCGAGGTCCTGGACATGTAGCGGGAGGACCCCCCGCCTAGGCACGTGGCGCAGACCACGCGGAAGTCCCCCGGCGCCCGCTTGCGCACGGTCCGCGTGCCGCACGTGAACGGCCGCGAGTCCGGGTCCTCGCGTAGCCGCGCCTCGTCGGGCGCCCGGCGCCAGCCTTGTAGGTCGCTCACGGCCCGTACCTCGCGGCCGATCCGAGCTGGTCGGACGGGGCGCGGCTCGAGTCTATCCAGCTCGAGGCCCGAGGGTCCACCTCGCGGAGGTAGCACAGCCAACGGTCCTCGCTCTGCTCCGCGGCTCGCGCGCCGGCGCGCCCGAGGATCGCGGCTCGCCCCGGGCAGGAGCACTGCCCTACTCTCCAGACCACTGCGCACCCCGCCGCGTGGCCGTAGGCCGTCGCGGCCCGGTAGCTGAACCTCGCGGAGTTGACTGCTACTTCCGAATTGTCCATCGTCCTAGTCCTGCGGCCGAGTCTCTCAGGACAGTCCGCGCGGCCGCGCGCAGTCCGCCCTTGGTAGGTGGGGCACGGGCGCCAACCCGTGCCCCGGGAAGGAAGCCCCGGCCGGGTATGATCCGACCCGACCGGCGCGCCCATTGTGTTGAATCAGCCGGAGCGGGTACGCGCGGCACCGATTGAGCGCGCGCAGGTACGCCAGCGGCAGCCGGCCCCAGCGGTCCGCGCTCCTCCCGCCGCGCAGGTAGATCATCGATTGCGCTCCCGCCGATTCTCGGCCTCGCTGCCGCACAATATCCAGAGGGCTCGCCCGCGGATCTCCTCCTCGCTCGCTGTCTCCAGGTCTGCCCAGGTTCCCCAGTGCGCGAGCATCCTCCGCACCTCGGGAGTAGGCATGATCCACTCCAGCTCGCCGGACGCGAGCCAGGAGGCTACGTCTCCGTCGCACGGTCCAGGGTGCGAGCACTCTTCGATTGCATCCTCCGGAACTCGGACGACCACCGCTCCGCTGTCTCCGTCGATTAGGTCGATCACGCTCGCACCTCCTGAGCCTGTCCGGCTCGGCACGTGTACTGCGCCTCCTGCCCTCGGTTCGCCCGGAGGCGCACGTACATGCCCGGCCCTGCCCCGGTCCCGTAGTAGCGCACCCCCTCGGCAGTGACGGCCCGAACGAAGTAGCGCCGGGTCCCGCCGCGGCCGTGCCCCTGGAACCCGACCGCGGCGGACCGCAGGGAGGTCACGCTCGCGACGTCCCCGCCGCTCCACGTGTGGATCCTCCTCCTCCCGTCGCCGGACAGGTAGAGGAACTGAGGCTCCCCGCGCGCCATTTGCGCGCGAGTCCGCGCGTCGCAGCACGAGTAGCACGCGGTGCGCCCGGTCCGGGAGTCCCGACCGAAGCCGGTCCCGCCGGAGCCATCCTCCTGCGGAGTGCTGGGGTGGCCGCAGTCGCACAAGGCTAGGTAGGTAATCACGACCCCACCTCCTGGACGGCCGGCGCCTCGTCCAGCGCGCGGGCCAGCTCCTCGATTCTCTCCCGCGTGAACGTGTGGCAGCCCGCGCGCACCTCGTCCGCTCCGATGCTGTCTACCTGGAAGGGACCCACCCGTAGAGTCTCCCCGTTCCGGCGCCACTGCTCCCCGCGCGTCCAGACCGAGCGCACAAACGCCAGCGCGCGCCGCGCGTGCTCGATCGGGACCCGCGCGCCGCGGGACGTCACCACCTCGGCCCCGTGCACCGCGAGGTACGCCGAGCCTTTTTCGTCCACGTGGTAGCTGTAGGGGCAGTCCGCGCGCGTCCCCGCCCTCCACTCCTCGAAGGCCTCGGACTGCTCCCTCCGCCGCGCGCTCGCCTTCGCGCGCTCGCTCTTGAGCCACGCCCCCCGCGCCGCCCGAGCCTCGGCCACGAGGTCCTGGAGGTCCGCCCGCGCGCGCCTCCCGAGGGTGGACAGCACGCCGAAGAAGCGCGCGTACTCCACGGCCTCCCGCTGTAGGCGCAGGGCCGCGTCCGCGTGCGCTCCGCGCGTGTAGTCCCTCCTCGCCCGCGTCGCCTTGAGCGCCTGCTCGACAGCTCGCGCGAGCAGCCTCCGCGCGTTCCGCGTGTGGTCCGCGGGACAGTGCGGCTCCACGTTCGGGACCTCGAACGCGCGGACGTTCGGCAGCCCGTCCACCGCGTCCCGCACCTCGCGGTAGTGCGCCGCGGTGGACACGCTCCGCGATAGGCTGTCTACCTGGAGCAGGACCGCGCGCCGGCCGCGGTGCGAGGTGAAGCGCGCGAGTACCCAGTGGTGCCCGTGCGAGTAGATCGAGGCGCCCTCGTAGAACATCCGCGAGCCTCGGCCGCTCGCTCGATGGTCCTGCTGCGCCCAGCGGTGCGCTACCTGTGCGTGGTTCATGGCTAGTGCTTCCTTCCTTGTGTTTATGCGTGCGCCTTGGCGGGCGCGTGTCGATTGTCCAGGTCCCTACTTCGGCTCCTCCGGTCGTCCCGCTTGAGCCGCTCGGCGAGCCGCGCCGGCCTTCAGACAGTCCGCGTAGCTCGCTAGGTTCCCCCGCCCGACCCGGCGCGCCATCTCTCGAGCCGCGCTCGGGGGCGGCATGCGCTCCTCGCGCACCACCTCGCGGAGGTCCGCTACCAGGAGCCTCCGACCCCCGGCGTCCAGCGCGAGGAACTCCCTGCCGAACGCGGACCGGAGCGCGAGGAGGTCCAGCCGGTAGGCCTCCCCGTCCTTCATCGGCTCGGCCTCGTCGCGCGCGGGCGGAGACTTCCGGTCCGCGCAGTCCTCGGAGCAGTAGCACGCCACGAGATCGCGGCCGCGCAGTCCGCCGGGTGCGACGTCGTAGTACCCGTCCGCGTCGTCCTGGACGAACCTGCCGCACGTCGGACACTTGTCGGAGTGCTTCATGGTGGGTCGCTCCCTTCCGTGGTCAGCCGAGCCTAGCTCGGGACCACCTCCGCGAGCCTCAAGACCGCGAAGACCACCACCGCGACGATCGGCAGGGCGCCGAGGAGCTTCAGGCCGGCGGGGGTCACGTTGGCTTGGATCATGTGCTTCATGGCTTCTGGCTTCCTTCCTTTGGTGTCTCGTGGCTTCCGACCACGGTAGCCGAGTATATCGGCCGACCGAACCTTTGTCCAGCGGAAAAAGCCGGGAATCGCCTAATTGATCTCCTAGCAATAGGTTAGAGTCTCGGAATCGGGACGTTGTTACCGATAGTCGGACTGCCCGGCCCGAGGTGCGGGCGCACCTAAGTAGAGCTAGGACAGGAGCTTGCGCCGGTAGGCCCGAGGTGCCCAGCCTTTCCTATGTCCCGCTATACACGTACCCTTATACTACTTTCGGGATATCTCGAAAACAGTATAAGGGGTCGCGCACACGTTAGAGGGGGACCGTTTTGCAGGAGTCTCGATCCTAGGCCTCCGACTACTATCCGTTGTGGTCCTACTTTCGGGACCTCCGAGCCTAATGTTACGCATAGCGCAGAATTCGGATATCTCGATCTACGTACAGGGGTCCGTTCTACGGGACTTTTGCACCGTTCTTACCTAATTGGTCGTCCTAAGTCCATGCAGGAGGCCTACTTAGGCGTGTGTTGCATTAGTGGAATAATGTAAGTTTTCAGTCAAAACCCACCTAAATCGAATTGATTCTAGATCAAACCCCTAGATCGAGGGCTTGTCGCACCCTAAATGCCATTATGGCAGGGCCTCGGCTGCCATAATGGCAGGCCATTTGTTACGATGTCGTAACACATTGATGTGAGATCAATTCGAAGGCGAGGCCTCGGGCAGGCTCCTGGGAAATTGATCGCGCGCCAAACCCCTCCACGTGCGCGATTCCGGGCAGGGAGACTGCCCCTCCTCGCGTCGCGGGACCCAGAATTTCGGGCTGGGAAATTCGGCCGGGAAAAATCTGGGCAGAAAATCCGGGCCTAGGAATTCGGCCGGAGGAATTCAGGCTAGGAGAGCGGCGGCCGCACGCTCCGGCACACGTGCACGTTCCCGCACGGAATCCCGGAATCCGCTTGACCCTGCCGTTTTGGCAGCGTACGCTGGGGGTTGCGGCGCGCCCGAGCGCAGCACCCAACGCGAGCACCCCCGGCCGTGGCCCAGAGGCACCAGGTAGACGTCGCGACCCCGGCGCTGGACCGCTTCCTGTCCGAGCCCGCGGCCCGCCAGCTCCTCGGCGACGAGCTGGGCCGGGTGCTGTCCGAGGCGTTCCTGCCGCCCGGCTACGAGGCCCAGTACCCGCGCCAGGAGGACCTCCGCTGGCGCGTCCTGGTCTGCTGGCGCCTCGCTCGCGGGATCGCGCTGGTGCTCGGCCTGTGCGCCGAGGACGAGCCGCTCGAGCGCGCCGCGGACGCCGAGGACTACGCCGAGAGCCCGTGGACCTTCCCGACCGCGCCGCGGCTCTCCCCGAGCCAGCAGCAGCTCGTCCGGCTCGGCGAGGCGACCGACATGCACCGGCTCGCCGCCGGGGGCGTGACGCTGCTGCCGCCGGCCGACCCGGCCCTCGCCCGGGCCTGGTGCCCGGTCGCCGCGGTGCTCGCCGAGGAGCTGGGCGTCGCCGCCTCGGAGGGCGGGGCGGCCGGGCTGCGCGGCCTGCTCGACCCGAGGACCTGCGGCCACGCGGGCGTGACCCCGAAGATGGTGGTGGGCCTGGAGGAGCTGCTCGTCGACGAGGCGGCCCGGGCGATCCTGGAGTGCGGCGAGCGCGCGACGGTGGAGCACCTGCGCGGCCGCTACGGCCTGGCCCGCCGGGAGGCCGCGGCGCTGGTGCGCCTGGCGCGCGCCGACGCGATGCGCGGGGGCTCCTCCTCGGTTGAGGAGGACCGCGCCCTGATGGTGCTGATGCTGAAGGACCTCGCGGCCCGCACCAAGGAGGAGATGAACACCGACAAGGAGCTGCGCGTGCTGAAGGAGCTGGCCCGCGTGCAGGGCCTCACGCGCTCGGAGCCCGAGGACCTGGGGCGGCTCTTCGCCGGCGTGATCGCGGGGGTGGCCGAGCGGCAGGACCGCCGGCTGCTAGAGAGCCAGAGGAGGATCGTCGACGCGGACGCGGTGGACGTGACCCCCGAGCCCGCGGTAGACTCGGGGGACGAGGACCCGGCGGCCCTCGCGGAGTTCGACAGGGAGGAGACGTGATGCTGCGATGGGCGAGATCAGGCGGAAGACGTGAGAGCGCTGCGACCCGGAGGCGGCCCGTGAGGCGCGCCGCGCTGAGCGCGATCGGCTTCGCGCTCGACAGAGCGCTATGCGCGCTGCTCTTCTGGGGCGTCGTCCTGGCGAACCTGGAGGGCTGCGCGGCGGTGGGCCGCGGCCTGAAGTTCGTCGGTGAGAGGCTCATCCAGATCGGGGGAGGCGCCGTCGTCGGCTTCCTCGCCTGGGTCCTCTACCCGGTCGGCTGGGCCGGCGTCGCGCTCGCGACGTTCGTGGCGAGCGTGTTCTCCGCGCTCGCCGCCCCGCCGACCGTCGTGGACAAGAACGGCCACGGAGGCCCAGACCGCCTGACGTGGGTGCTCGTCGGCGCGGGCGGCGCGCTGCTGCTCCGCGCGTGGGCGCACTACCCGGAGGTGTTCCGGCGCGCGTGGGCGCTCGTCCGCGGCGGCGCGAGGGCGTTCCTCGGCGGGGTCGAGCGGAGGCTGCCAGAGCTGCCGCCGGAGTCCAAGGAGGTCGGCAGGTGAGGCCCGACCAGCGAGGCTACTACGCGGCCGACGAGGACCCGCTCGACGAGCCCGAGGACCAGTCGGACGAGATGGACGACCCCCTGAGCTTCGTCTTCCCCGAGGACGAGCACGCGAACTACCAGTAGTCCCCCTTTTCGGCGGCTCCGCCGCCTCACCTCCATGATCTCCTTCGACGACCTGACCGACCTCCCGCCCTGGGTCAAGACCGGCGCGACCCTCCTGCTCGGCGCAGGGGCCTCGAAGGTCCTCGCCGTGTGGCTCGAGAGCCGCCGGCTCGCGAAGAGGGAGTACCGCGACACGCTGCTCCAGCGGATCCGCGAGCTGGAGACCAAGATCGACCGCATGTACCACGAGCTGGGGCAGCGCGACGTGCTGATCGAGCAGCTCAGGAACGACCTGGAGCAGTACAAGGAGCCCCGTGCTCAGTCTCGCCGCCCTCCGAGGAAGGCTTGAGGTCTTGCGGGACCCCCTGAGCCTCTGCGACTCGCTCGAGCTGAGGCCCACGCCCCGGCAGCGCGAGGTCCTCGGGGTCCTCGCCACCAACCCGAGCTTCTACCAGGTCGTCGGGGACGCCCGGAACGAGATGTCCAGGGCCGCCGCGATGTACGCGCTGTGGCGCGTCCTCGCGAACCAGTCGTCCAGCGGGCTCGTCCTGGCCTCGACGCAGGACGAGGGGGCCAAGATCATGGCCTTCCTACAGCAGGTGACGACCAAGATCAACCCGCAGCTCGCCTCCGTGACCGGGTTCCCCTACTGGAACGTGCTCCGGGTCGGCGGGCAGCGCTCCTGGGAGATCCACCTGCTCGAGAATCGCGCCCCGATCGTCGCCCAGAGGGCGCCGGGAGCGCTCCTGAGCGTCGTCGTGGGCGACAGGAGCAGCGATCCGGCGTTCCGGGAGGCCGTGACGGCCCTCGAGCAGCACTCGACGCACCCCAAGCACACCAGGATCGTCGTCTGGTGACGATTTTCGGCTGAAATGTCCACGTTCGCGAGGAAATTCACGCCCCTGTACGAGCGCTGGCGCTCCAGCATCCACGACTTCTTCGACACGGGCCTCAACTTCGGCAAGGAGGCGCCCGGGAGCGGCCCGACGTGGCAGCAGAGGCAGCTCCTAGACGTGATCCAGCTCGAGAGCGAGCTTCCGGTCGAGAAGAGGCTCAAGCGGGTGGCCGTCCGGAGCGGCCAGGGGCCGGGGAAGACGTCCATGAGCGGCGGAGTCGCCCTCTGGCGCTGCCTCCGCTACCCGGACGCCCTCTGCGTGGTCACCGCGCCGAACATGCGGCAGTGCAAGCAGTTCATCGACGAGATCGACCGCATCCTGAAGGGCGCGCACCCCTTCCTGCGCGGGTTCGTCGAGTGCTACGGCACGAAGGTCGTCGTCAACGGCTCGCGGACGTGGCAGATCCGCTCCGCGACGGCCTCGCGGCCGCAGAACCTCCAGGGGATCCACGAGAAGCGCCTGACGTTCATCGCCGACGAGGCCTCTGGCGTGGCCCGGTCGATCATGGAGACGATCCAGGGCACGCTGTCGAACCCGGACGCGCTCTTCCTGGCGATCGGGAACCCCAACACGACCGACTGCAAGTTCCACGAGTGCTTCACCACGCAGGCCGACCTGTGGCACCGGCTCGCGTGGAACGCCGAGGACACGGCGCGCGACTACCCGCACATCGTCTCGCCGAGCCGCAACCGCGCGCTCGAGCTGGAGTACGGCCGCGACAGCGACGTGTACCGCGTACGGGTCCTCGGGGAGTTCCCGCGCAGCGACCCGAACTCGATCATGGCGCTCGAGGACCTGATCGCCTGTACCAAGACGACCATGTACGGGTGCGCGACGATCACGGACATCCTCCCGGTGAACAAGGCCATCGGCATCGACTACGCGCGCTACGGCGGCGACGAGTCGGTCGTGGTCCGGCGCAGCGGGCTGGCCGTCGTGGACTTCAAGGTCTTCGTGAAGCGCGACCCGCGCGAGGTCACCGACTACGCCTTCCGCCAGCAGTACGACGCCGGCTGGAAGAACGACGACTGCTGGTACGTCCCCGACGCGGGCGGCATGGGCCAGGGCATCGTGCACTCGTTCTGGGAGGGCGGCAAGCAGGTGCACGAGTTCCACACGCAGGCCGTCGCGAGCGACAGCTCGATGTTCGCCGACGCCTACAGCGAGGCCTGGTGGAACCTGCGCAACCTCGTGCAGGAGCGCATCGTCCACCTCCCTAACGACCCGCGCCTGCTGAAGCAGCTCTCGACGCGGCAATACTACACCGACCGCAAGGGGCGCCTGAAGGTGGAGTCGAAGGACGAGTGGCGCGAGCGCACCGAGATCGACGAGTCGCCCGACCGCGCCGACGCGGTGGTGATGGCTTTCTATAGCCGGATGGGCCGCGACGGTAAGGTCGTCCAGATGCAGCAGAAGGCGTACAAGCTCGGGTCCCGGGCGAGGAGGAGCCGGTGAAGTGCCCGTGCGGAGGGACGATCGGCGTGACGCACACGTACGCCGTCGACACGAAGAAGTTCCAGCGAGCCTACTGCCTGAAGTGCAAGCTCGTCTACTGTCTCGAGACCCTCATGCACCAGGTCGGTGCGCGGGGCTCGGGCGCGAAGGCCCGCGCGCAGCGGGCCGAGAAGGAGAAGGTCAGATGAAGAAGCTGATGATGTCCCTGGCGGCGCTGGCGCTGGTCGCGGCGGGCTGCCACACGATGGACCGCTACCGCCCGACGCCCAGGCCCACCCCGGCCGAGAAGGCTATCGACCCGCGTCCGGACCTGCCCGGCAGGCCGGTCGAGGTGGGGAGCCCGCTGTTCGAGCTGGAGCGCGCCCTGCGCGCTCACTTCCCCACCGCTCACCCCTGGGTCCTCCGCTCGAGCCCGCTGAAGGACCCGTACCTCGGGCTGACGCACCCGGACCCGAAGGCCGCGGCCGCCGGCGAGGACCCCTGGTCGCCGACGTCCTCGATCCTCACCGAGGTCCGCGACGACGTGGACCCCTGGATCCAGCGCGACATCCTGATCCACGAGTACGCGCACGTGCTAGCGTGGGACGCGCAGGAGAGCCCGCACGGCCCGGTCTGGGCCAGCCAGTTCGGCATCCTGTACAAGTACACCAGGGGGGAGCCGATGATCCGGCTCTTCTTCCGCGGGGGACCGTGAAAGGTGCGAGCCCCGGAGGAGGAGGCTTTCCCCCGAGGCTCGCGGCAGACGGCGCTCTGGAAAGCGCCCCTTGCTCTCAGACGACGTACCAGGTCGTGCCGTCGCTGTACAGGCGGACGACCCCGTACTGCGTCGTGATCGTGACCGTGGTCGCCCCGTCGATCGTGTCGCTCCCGGCGCGGGAGATCGTCAGCGTGCCGGCGACGAGCGTCTTGAACGCGACCGAGCGGCCCTTGAAGGCGCTCGCCGCGGGCAGCGTGATCGTGTAGGGCAGCGTGCCGCTCGCGGTGACGAGCCAGGCCTGCTCCGACGTCGTGAGCGTCGCGGCGCCCGTCACGTTGCGCGAGACGCGGCGCTGGGCGTCGAACGGGTGCCAGTCGGTCCCGTCCGAGCGGTACAGCGTGTAGCCGTAGACGGAGTGGTTCACCCAGACCAGGCAGCGGTCGAAGCTGGCCGGCGGGAAGGTCGCCGCGAGGTTGGACTCGGTGAGCGACGCGCTCTCGTAGATCGGGAGCGGGCCGTTCGCGAGGACGTCGAAGTCGTCGTCGATGCGGCCGTCCCATCCCTGGTTGCCGCTGTTGATCGGGGTCGTTGCCGGGCGTGCCATGATGCCTCCTAGGTGACGTGCGTGACGGAGAGTACGACCGAGTTCGAGACGTACCCGTTGTTCGTGTGGGTGATGCGGACCTTGAAGTTGCCGTTGCTGATCGGCGCGGCCGCGAGGACCGTCGAGGGGTAGGTGATCTGCGCGACGTTCACCGTGTCGGTCTGCACGACGACGAGGGCCGGGGTCAGCAGCTCGACGATGAACGCGCCCTTGAGCACGGCGACGCCGACCGGCGTGCCGGCGTTCTGGAAGCCGGCGCCGGTGTTCGAGGACGACGCCGTGGACCAGTTCCAGCGGACCGTCACGTTGTCGCCCGACTGGTACGACGGAGAGCCCTTGTGCGGCGCGGAGACGTAGGGGTTCTCCGGGTCGATCGGGACGAGGCCCTTGCCGCGGAGCACGTCGGCGTACGGCGGGATCGCGCCGATCGCGACCTGGCCGCCGGACGTGCTCGGCTGGCTCTTCGTGTAGAGGTCCTCGCCGGGGACGAGCAGGATGTCGTCGAAGGTCGAGAACGTCGAGTCCTGGAAGACGTAGACGGCCGCGCCGCTCGGGTGCGCGAGTTTCCGCGTGTCGTAGCGCGCGCGCAGGAGGCCGTCGAGCCGGTAGATCCCTCCGCCCATCGCCGTGAGCTTCTGCACGTAGCCGATCTCGATGCCGGCCGTCGAGACGATGGCGACGACCTGGCGGCCGAGCCCGAAGTTCGTCGGGTCGGCCGAGAGGTCGAGCGCGGTGGAGACGTCCGGCCCCCGCAGCACGAACGTCGGACCCTGGGCCAGCTCGTTCGGGCCGCCGGCCGACATCGCGACGTTGGTGGTGCCGCCGGTCGCCACGCCGGTCTCGACGCCGACCTGGGTGTAGCTCGTGTTGTCGCGCGAGAGGTGGATCGCGGCCTCGGTGATCTGCGAGTGCGCGCGGATCCGCGGCACGAGCAGGAACATCTCCTCGGTCGAGGAGAGCTGCTCGGGCAGCTCGAGCGCCGCGAACTGGAGGTCCTGCTCGGGGTCGAGGAAGTTCGGGTCTCCCCCGCCGCGCTCGTTCACGAAGTCGCTCTTGCGCGCGCCGTAGAAGTCTGGGACCACCTTCAGCGTGACGGTCTCCGAGAGCGGGTCGACGGTGGACTCGAGCAGGCGGAGCACCTCGTCGAAGCTGGCGGAGACGAACGGGTCGCCGGGGAGCAGGTTGCGCGCCTCGCGGTTCGACTTCAGCGTCACCGTGCCGGCGCCGGCCAGCTCCTCCTGCGACCGCAGCTCCGAGAGCTGCGCGGCCGTGGAGAACTCGGTCGTGCTGGAGATCGGGACCTTCTTCGGCTTCGCGAAGTCGAGGTAGGCCATCTGGCCGTCGTCGTCGACCGAGATCGTCATGTCGCTGTAGCCGTGGTCTCGGTCGGTGAAGCTGAAGACCATCTTGTCTACGCGCTTCTCGGCGTGGAGCGACTCGACCTCGGGCAGGGAGTCGGCCTCCATGTCGACCGAGATGTTCGGCAGCGTGCCCGAGGGCTCGCGGCAGCGCTTGAACGTGAGGTCCCCGCTGGTCGTGTCGATCGGCAGGAGCGTGCCGTGGTCCTGGAGCAGGTTGCCGAGGATGGCGTCGGCCTGCTCCCCGTCGACCGCGACGAGCGACGCGCGCCAGTCGAAGGACTCCGCCTCGGCGCCTAGCGCCTCGAGCGACGGGATGCTCCAGGACTCAGGGCCGCTCGGGTCGCGCTGGAGGCCGAGCGGGTAGCTCGCGAAGAGCAGCTCGGCCGCCGCCCAGGCTACGTTCACCCCGTCGTCGGTCGCGAAGCTGAAGAGCTGCACCGTCCCGGAGCTGTTGGCCCCGGCAGTGCCGCCCTCCAGGAAGATCCGCGTGTGCGTGGCGTAGATAGGCAGGCCGTTGTAGGGGTTCGTCCCGACGACGACGATGACCGTCGTCGCCCGGCGCACCTCGTAGTTGCCGTCCGGCTTCGAGTTGCCGGTCAGGCGGATCGGCAGGCCGGGCTCGATGTCGCGCGAGTGGTCCCCGGCGACCTCCAGGTAGCCGACGTCCGGCGCGGCGTTGGCGACCGCCGCCACGATCGTGAGCGTGGGGCCGTCGAGCGTCGCCGTCGGCTCGTACCAGGATTGCGAGCCGGAGAGCACGCTCGTCGTCGGCCGGCGCTCCAGCTCGTAGTTGAGGAGCGACCAGTTCGGGCTCGAGCCGAGGCGCTTCTTGTTCCAGACCACGTAGCAGCAGTAGGGCCAGCGGGAGCTGATGCCGACGCGCGCCGCGTCGCCGAGGAAGGCGTTGATCGGCTGGTTCGGCTCTCCCCAGTAGATGGTGAAGGACTCGTTCGTGCTGAGCTGGATCGTCGAGCCGCTCGGGTGCGACGTGCGCGTGATCGGGCCGCGGAAGATGATCTTGCCGTTGTCCGTGATAGAGTGCAGGGCGTCGCACGGTCCGACGGCGAGCTGGTGCCAGCCGGCCTCGTACCAGACGTCCACGCGCGGCGCGGGCGTGCCCTTGCCGCCGCCCGAGCGCTCGGAGCGGCTCTCGCGGTCGCCGGCCCAAGCGAAGACCGGGCCGATCTGGCGGATGCCGCAGATCCAGTTGATGTACGAGCCGCGCAGCGTGAGCGTCGTCGGCTTGTCGTCCTGGACCGGGGACTTGCTCTTCGGCTTCAGCAGCATGCCCGCGATGATCGCGAGGCTGACCGAGATCGCGAAGTAGATGAGGCTCGCCTCGCCGCACCGCGGGCTCGAGTGGTCGGGTCGCCGCAGGAGTCTCGCGTTCATCGGAGCCACCTCTCCCTGTCGCCGAAGCGGTACGCGGCGAAGAGCCGCTCGAAGCCGAGGCCGAGCGCCCAGCCGCACTGCGCGAAGCCGCTGGCCGACGTCGCGTGCCAGAGCGTGTTCTTCCGCCCGCCGACGATCATCACGTGGCCCGGGCCGCCGTCGGTCGTGCCGACGACGAGCACGTCGCCGGGCTGGTAGAGCCAGTGCCGCAGGCGCTCGGCGGGCCGGTACAGCCGGCGGAGCGCGGCGACCGCGCGGTAGGCCGCCTGCGGGTTGTGGAAGGCCGTGTCGTGCGGCATCGAGGAGTCCTGCCGGCGCGATCGCCCGTCCATCTCGTCGACCACGCCGAACACCGCCCCGATGCAGTCGCCCTCGACGCCGCGCATCGAGCCGCCGCTCCGGTACGGGGTGCGGTCCCACGACGCGAGCACGCGCTCGAGCCTCGCCTGCGCCGGCAGCAGCTCGGTCGGCATGGGCTCCCAGCGCGCCCCTATGATGGCGTGGGTCCTCACGCCGGGTTCTCGAAGAGGGGGTTGTACGGGAGCATGGCGTAGCCGAGGCCGGCGAAGTGCTGCTCGTTGTCCCAGACGGCGCGACAGTCCTGGATCGTCTTGTGGCAGCCGGGCACGAACTTGATAGACGTCGCCCCGGCGAGGAGCCACGAGTTCGGCGGCCGGCGGCGCAGCACGAACTTGGTCGGGTCGGTCAGCACCCAGATGTGCACGCCGATCTGGAGGCCGTCCTTCTCGAGGTAGCCGCGCTCCCAGAAGCGGTCGACGTTGCCGCCCGGCGACGTCGGGGACGTCAGCGCCGCGTTAGGCGTCGTGATCGTGACCTCCTTGCCGTCCATCACCGCGATCTGGCCGAACTCCTGGAAGGAGGTGATGTTGAGCTGGCAGAGCGGCCCGAAGAGGCGGGCGTAGCAGTGGTGGTTGCACTGGAGGCCCATCGGGATGTCCAGGCGCGACTTGGCCGGCAGCGCGAAGAGCGCCACGGAGTTCCCGCGGCCCTGGAAGTTCTTCACCGAGCGCACGATTCGCCCCTTGTAGAGGACGCGGCGCGACCCGCTCTGGCCGATGAACGTCGGGACGGTCACCTCGTCGACCTGGAGGAACATCGGCGAGTGCGGCAGCCCGCTCGCGACCTCCTCGGTGAAGTCGTCGATCGGGAGCATCAGCTTCAGCTCGCTCTTGTCGAACGTGCCGCTGTTGTCGGGGATCTCGACCGAGAGGCCGGGCGTGCTGACGTGCCCCTCCACGTCGGAGGCGAAGTCGGTGTAGCGCTCGAACGTGGGCGACAGCGGGTCTCCGTGGCGGATCACCACGAGGAGGTAGCTGTTTTTCTCCGGGCTCTGGTTGGCGTTCGTCATGTTCAGATGGAGACGTTCTTCTCCTCCAGGGTCTCGAGGAAGGAGAGCTGCGTGCTGAGGTAGCCGGCGCTGGACCAGCGCTCCTCCAGCTCGTCGCTGTCGAAGCGGGTGCGCCGGCCGCGCGAGATCCGCACGACCTGGGTCACGTCGAGGTTAGTCGGGAGGACGGGGCTGACGGTGATGCGGAAGACCGTGAGCACCTGCTGGACCGTGACCGCCTGGCGCACGTACTCCGTTCCGTCGGCCATCACGAGGCCGATCCACTCGCCCTGAAGTTCGGCCTGGAAGTCGGCGAAGTTCCCGATCTCGTTGACGCCGACGAAGTTCCCGGTCGGGTCGATCGACGCCGGCGTCCAGACCTGCTCCTGGTCGATCAGCCAGAAGGAGCGCAGGCGGCCGCGGCGCGTCTCCCAGAACTCGACGATGCGCCAGATGTCGTCGCGGGTCGACGGCGCGCAAGCTCCGCGCAGGCCGGTGAAGGACATCGCGTGCGTCTGGCGCGAGCGGCCGGCGGCCGCCCACACGAGGCTCGTGCGCCCCTGCTGGTAGCGCTCGCCCTGGCGGTTCCGGCCCGTCTCGATCGAGTCGAGCCAGTCCGGCTCGTACTCGAAGATCGGCGCGTCGGAGAAGACCTGCGCGTTCGTAGGCATGTCCGTCTTCACCGGCGGAAGCTGGGACGCGCCGGCCACCTCGACCAGCTCGAGGTCGACCTGGTACATGAGGGCGCTGACCAGCTTCGACTTGGCCTCGAGCGTGACCTCGCAGTCGATCATCGGCATCACGAGCGAGCCGGCCGGCACGGCGACGCCGAGGTTCGCCGTGAAGACGAGCCGGTCGTCCTGGAGGTCCTCGATCAGGTGGAACGAGTGCGACTTGTACTGGCCGGCGTAGTCGAGCTGCACAATCACCACGCGGGCTCCGAGGAAGTAGCGGCCCTTCGAGGTGTCGAAGAAGATCGTGTCGACGCCGGAGCCGTAGGAGGCGGCCAGCTCCACCTGGTCCATGTAGAGGGGCACTGCGACGCGCTCGTCGGTCAGCTTCCGCAGCATCACCAGCAGCCGATCTATGCGAGCGCGCTGGGCGCCGTCGTCCCCGTACTGGTGCCAGGAGAGGCTGAGGGTGCGCTGCGGCTTGGACACGAGCCCGCGGCGGCTCTCGGCTCCCGAGGCCGGGGCGACGGATACGTCGGTCAGGAAGGAGGTCCGGAGGACGGCCTCGCTGGCCCAGTTGTGCAGGAAGACCTCGATGCCGGAGGCGAGCGGCAGGGGCTCCACCGGACCGGAGGCGCCGCGATGCGCGGCCACCTCGGCGGTGATCCTGCTGACCAGCGCGCGCCCCGCAGTGGACGCCTGGAGGCGCGTGGCGACCTCGGCGTCGAGGCGCGTGGCGACCGCGATCTTCAGGTTCCGGGCGCCGACCTCGGCGCTCATCCGGGTGACCTGGGCCTTGCCGCTCGTGGGCGCCTGGAGCTTCGTGGCGGCCTCGGCGTCGAGGCGGGTGACGCGGGCGGTCCCCGGGTTGCGGCCGCAGACCTCGGCGGTCATGCGGGTGACCTGGGCCTTGCCGCTCGTCGCGGCCTGGAGCGGCGTCGCTACCTCGGCGTCGAGGCGACCGGCGGCCGCCTGGGCGGGGGCCAGCGCCCCCGCCTCTAGCGACTGCCTCGAGACCTTGACTGCGACCACGGTGCCTCCGCTCGCCCCTGGATCAGGCGCTCAGCTTCACGCCCATCTGCTGGCCCTGGAGGTCCGCGAGCACCCACGCGGCGCCCGTGTTGGGGTCGGTCTCGCGCGTCTCCGCCGCGCCGGTGTAGGCGGTCGTGCTGAAGACCTGGTTCCCGCCGCTCGTCTCCGCCGGCGTGCCGGTCGTCTTCCGGTAGTAGAAGTCCACCGTGCGGGTGCCGGTGCTGTCCATCTTGCCGTAGACGCGCACCTGCACGCCGACGATCGGCGTCGTGCCGAACTTCGACGAGAGGTTCGACATCGTGGCGAGCGCGACCTGGCCTACGGTGCTGGAGGTGATCCGCTTGTCGTCCTCGGAGGTGCTCTGGGTGTCGGCCGGCTCGTCGAGGGCGTCCTCGATGTCGGTGGCGGTGCCGGCGAGCGTCCAGCTCATCGTGCTCCCGGTCCCGTCCGGCTTCATCGCCTCGCAGTAGATCATCCCGAGGTAGTCGTTGTTGACCGACCCCGAGGTGTCCAGGGCGTAGAAGTCCGTGATCGCCACGTTGTCGGAGGCGTCGCCGGTGTCGAAGCTGATCTCCACGCGGTCCACGCCGTCGGAGCCCTGGTTCGCCGTGTTGATCCCGGTCGCGGCGGCGTCCCACGTCGCGGTGCTAATCGTGCCGTGGTCCTTCAGGGTCGTGTACTTCAGCTCGAAGGAGCCGTTCGTGCCGGTGCGCACCGTGGCCTTGAACTGGAAGTACGTCCTGTACTGGTCCAGCGTGCCAGTGGCCCCGTTGAAGCGCTGCACGGTGCGGGCCAGCTCGGTCGCGCCCCGCATCACGCGCAGCTTGTAGTACGTGCCGCCGGGCTTGCCGGAGTCGCTGGCGTCGACCGCCTCGATCCGGAGCTGCTCCCCGCCGGACACGCGCAGGCCGACGTAGGGGGCCGCCGTGGGCGAGGTGTTCAGCACCGCGCTGTTGATGAGCTGGAAGCCGAAGCCGCAGACCCACGTGTTCGTCGGCGAGCCGACGAGGCTGGACGTCCGGAGCTTCAGGTTGGCCGAGTAGAGGACGGTCCGGCCGTACTCGTCGGTGAACGTGGCGCCGACCGCCCCGGAGACCACGGCGTAGAGCCTGGAGAAGATCGTCGCGTGGCGACAGCCCTGGAAGGCCTCGATCCAGCGGAGCATCAGGCCACCTCCACCCCGATCTGACCGCCGTTGATGTCGCTGACGTCCCAGGCGACCGAGGTCACCGGATTCACGTCGAGCACCACGTCGAACTCGTCGAACGTCGTGCTGGCGACGGTGACCGTGGCGGCATCGCCGTCCGTGCCCCCGTCGTCGCGGTACTTGATCTTCACGTTCCTGGAACCCGCGGCCTGCATCGCGAGCTGGGCCTCGATCTGCACCGCGGCGATCGCGCCGTCGATGTGCGCGAGGTCCGTCATCGCGTAGAGGTCCTTCTGGCCGGACGTGTCGGAGCTGTTCGTGCCGCCGGGGCCGGACTCGTCGGGCGCGGCGTTGCCGGGATCCTGGACGTTGTTGAAGTTCGAGCCGCTGCCGGCGTCGTTCGTCCACTGGGTCGAGGCGCCCGCGCCGTTGATCGTGCACCCCTCGACGATGAAGTCGCCGAGGAAGTCGTTGTTCACGGAGCCGGTGCCGTCCTTGAAGTTGATGTCGTCGAGCAGGAACGTCGTCGACACGTTCGAGGTGAAGCGCAGGGCGAAGATGTCGGCCTGGTTCGAGCCGGCGTTCGCCGTGTTCTGCCCGGTCGCGGAGGTCACGAACACCTCGTCGTGTCGCAGCTCGTAGGCCCCGGTCGACGTGTTGACCGTGACCTTCAGCTCGAAGTGGTGCCAGTTCCCGTAGGCGTAGGCGGCCGACGTCGTGAAGAGCGTGGTCGACCCGCGCTTGAGCCGGATCTCGAAGCTGCCGGCGTTGTTCACGAACTCGACGTGGACCTGCTCCGCCGAGGCCTTCTCGATGTAGAGGCCCTGGTTGCCGGAGTTCAGGCCGGTCTGCTGGGACGTGATCCGCACCGCGAAGGCGAGGATCCACGTGTCGGCGAGCCCGAGGCTCTTCGTCACGGCGACGGTCGAGAGGATCCCGGCCGAGTTGCCGAACACGCGGCCGGCCTGCGAGGAGATCGAGCCCGTGAACGTCGCGTACTTCCTGATGAGCTGGTTGGTGTTCGTGTGAGTCTCCCAGCCCTCCATCCACCGCATCGCCATGACTACTTCCCTCCCTGGAGGATACCACGGATCGTGGTCGCGTTCTCCCTGATGTTCCGGATGAAGGCGTTCTTGCCGCCGGCCTGGAGCTTGTCGTACTCCTTCTCGCCGGCGACCTGGACGGGCAGGACCACGAGGTCCCTGCCGCCCGCCTTCTGGTCGGCCGCGGCGCGGCGCTCGAGCCGGTCGGTGACGAGCCCGCCGCGCGCCATGCCGGCGGCCTCGCCCGCGCCCGCGCCCGAGGGTGCGGAAGGCAGGGCCGGCGCGGCGCCCTGGTTGACGCTGTTGAAGAACCCGAGGCCGAGGCTGTCGACGACCGCCTTGCGCACCACGAACTCGCCGGGCTGGAGCCAGGCGGGCACGGTGTCGAGCGGGTGGATCCCGGCGGGGCGGCCGCCCGAGGCGAGGCCCTGCACGGCCACCCTGGCCGCGCTGGCCGCGCGCATCGCCGACCCGACTACGCCGCCGCGGGCGAACCCGCGCGGCACGTAGCCGCCCTCGTGGAAGCCCAGGCCGGCCCCGGAGGCGGCCCGGATGGCCGCGGCCGCGGTGGCGTTGGCGACCTCGATCGCGCCGGCCGTCTCGGCCGCGGTGACAGTGATCCCGGCCGCGGTAGTAGCGGCCCCCACGGTGATCGCGCCGGCCTCGGTCTGCCCGAGGGCCTGCTGGATGGCGCTCGAGATGGCGAGCGAGACGATCTGCTGGAGGATGATGTTCGCGATGCCCTGGAGGAACCGGGCGAAGCGCTCCTGGAGCGACTGGTCCTGCGTAGGGTCGAACGCGGTGACGATCGACGTCGAGATGAAGTCGGCGAGCGCCTGCGTGCTCTGCTTGACGATCGCGATGCCGGCCTCGAACGCCGTCGGCAGCTCCTTCGCGAGGTCCTGGAAGCCGCGCTCGACGCCCTGGCCGAGCGAGCCGTGGATCACCAGCTCCGCCTCCTGCCGCTGCTTCTCGAGCTGCTTCTCCTTCTCGCCGGAGATGGCCTTCTCGATCTCGAGCCGCTGCTCGAGGGCCGTCAGGTTGTCCAGGAGCGCCGAGCGCTCCGCGGCCGTCGGGCCGCCGGGGCCGGTGCGGTTCGCCGCCAGGAACGCCTCCCTGGCGACCGCGATCTGGCGCTCGAGCGCCTGCTGCTGCTGGGCGGACTCGACGCGGGCGAGGTTGAGCGCATTCTGGGCCTCGACGACGGCCTGCTGGCGGGCGCCGAGCCGGCGGACCACCACGTCGGTGATCGCCCGCTCGTTCTCGGCCTGCTGCGCCAGGAGCACGTTCTCGCGCGAGAGGGTGCGCGAGGACTCCAGCGCCACGACGGCGGCCTTCTTCAGGGCCAGCTCGAGGTTCTTCTCGGCGATGGCGGCGAGGGCCTGCTGAAGCTCCCGCTGGTCCTGGAACAGCGAGACGAGCTGGGCCTCGGCCTCGCTGATCTTCAGCGCCTTCACCTGCTGGTCGCTCAGGGCGCCGTCGGCGACGCTCTCGAGCTGCGCGCGGCGCGCCACGTCGACGTTCTGCGCCTTCACGATGTCCGCGATCTCCTGCTCGACGCGCGCCTGGTCCGAGCGGATCTTCTTCAGGTCGACCGCCGACTTGACCAGGCTCTCGCTGAAGATCGACTGGATCTGCTTCGCCGAGCCCTCGACGTCCTTCGAGTTGAACGCGACCGAGAACTCCCGCCCGGCCTTGAACGTCTCGTCGTCGATGGACTTGATGAGGGCGTCCAGCTCCTTCACCTGGCGGCCGACGCCGGACAGGATGCCCTGGAAGTCCTGCGCGTTCTTCTTCGCCTTCGCGAACGGGTCGAAGCCGGGGCCGCGGTTAGAGCGCTCGGCCGCCTTGGTGGTGACGTCGGCGATCTGCTTGTCGATGTCGAGCTGCCGCTGCTTGCTCTGCTCTACAGCCCTGGCGTTCTCGGCGTCGATCTGCTCCTGGGTCTGGAGGGTGAACGCGCCCTTGAACTGGTTCGCGACCTTCTTCAGGGCGAGCGCCGCGCTCTCGATGCCGCCGACCAGGCCGAGGCCGATCAGCTTCACGGTCTCGGCGAGGTTCAGGTTGACGTCGAAGATGCTGCCGAGGATCAGGTCGAAGGCCCCGACGGCGAGCGCGAGGATGCCGGCGACGATCGCGGCCTCCTTGCCGAGCGCCTTCATGCCGGCGGGGAGCTGCGGGAACTTCGCGATCAGGTTGTCGACCAGGAAGGTGACGATCGTGCCGACCCGGAGGCCGGTCAGGCCGAGCGTGTTGTTCCAGACGACCGTGAGGCCGACGATGGTGCCGAGCGCGCCGGCGATCTGACCCAGGCCCTTCTCGCCGATCCCGAGGAAGTTCCCGACCGCGCGGACCGCGCCCACGACGGCCGTCAGGATCCTCAGCAGGGTCTCCGCGAAGCCGATCGCGAACTTGAGCGAGGAGACCAGCGCGGCGCCGACCGCCGCCAGGGCGTCGCGCAGGCCGCCGAAGCCGAGGTCCTTGAAGGCGTCCCGGAGGGCGACGACGCCCTCTTCGAGCGCCACGAAGATCGCCCGGAAGGACTGGACGACCTGCGGGTTGACCCGGATCTTCCCGGCGGCGTCCCTGACGGTGAGCACCCGGTCCAGCAGCTCGTTGCCCACGCGCACCAAGGCCTCGAACAGCGGCCTGGCCGCCTCGCCGAGGATCTGGTTCACGACGCCGTGCACGACCTCCTGGAGGCCGCTGAGCGTGCTGCGGGCCTGCCGCTGGGCGGCCTCGTTGAAGGAGGCGAACTTCTTCTCCAGGAAGTCGAAGAGCTGGCCGGTCTCCTTGAGGCGCTTCACGTCGGCGTTCGTGATGCCGAGCGCGGTCGCGATCCGCGTGGTGCGGGCCTGGATCGTGCCGGCGAGCAGCGACCGGATCTCCTCGGCGAGCTGGTTCTGCGGCAGGCCGATCGCCTTCGCCGCGGCCGCGATCGAGCCGGTGAGCTGCCGGATCTGGTTGATGTTCAGGCCGGCGCCGAAGCCCGGCGCGACGGCGATCTGGAACGTCTCGACGAGGCTCTCGAAGGGCACGCCGAGGGCGATCGCGTCCTTCTGGAGCTGCCGGACCTGCTGGTCGGCGACCTGGACGGCGATCGCGAACGCCTGCGCGCCCTGGACCGGGCGGCCGAACTGGTCGCGCACCTCGGCCGTCGCGACGATGAGGCCGGCGATGCCGACGCGCGCCGAGTCGATGACGTTGCTGAACTGGAGCGCGGAGCTGACGAGGTTCTTGAACCCCTGCACGGTCTCGCGCGCGATCGTGAACACCGCGAGGATGCCCACCAGCCGGCGGAACGTGAAGAGCGTCTGGCTCGCGCTCGAGCCGACGTCGCGCAGGCTCTCCTTCAGGTCCTTCGCCTGGTTGATCGACTTCGCGCCGCCGAGGAGGTCGCCGGCCGCGAACTGCTGCTGCGCGCGCGCCCGGAGCTGCGTGATCTGCGCGCGCACGATCGCCTCCTCGCGGAGCGAGTCGTTGATGCGCTGCTGGGCGAGGAAGTTCGGGTCCTGCGCCTGCCTCGCCCGGGCGTCGCGGGCCTGCGCGGCCGCTATCTTGGCGGCCTCCCGCTCCGTGCTCGCCTGCTGGTCGGCGAAGGCCTTGAGCTGCGCCTGCTCGTCCTTCCGGAGCGAGGCGCTGATCTTCGAGGCCTCGCGCTCCGCCTTGGTCTTGCTGTCCGCGGCCGCCTTGACGTCGCGCTGCTGCTTGAGGAGCGCGGCCGCCTCGTCCGCCCTGGCGGCGCGGCTGATCTTCGCCGCCTCGCGCTCGGCGCTCGCCTTGGCCCGGATGTTCGCCTGGATCGCCTGCTGCTCGGCGCGCTGCTGCTGGGCCGCTGCCTGGGCGGCGTCGCGCTGCTGGCGGGCCTGGTCGGCCGCGTTGCGGGCGGAGTCGCGGGCCTGCGTGGTGCGGATCTTGACGGCCTCGCGCTCGACGGCCTGCTGCCGCTTCGACTCGGCCTGGAGCCGCTGGAGGGCGGCCTTGTTCTCGTCGACCGCCGCGGCCGTCTTCTTGAAGCTGTCGGCCGCCCCGCGCTGCGAGACGGACGCCTGCTGTAGGTCCTTGAAGGCGGCCTTGGCGGACTCCAGCTCCGTGCGGAACTTCGCGGTGGTCTTCGAGAACTGGTCTCGAATCGCGATCGTGTACTGGAGCCCGCCTCGGTCTACCGCCACGGATCAGATCCCCTTCCCGAAGTCCTTCAGGAACTCGCGCGTCTCGCTCCTCGCGGCGCCGCCCTCCAGGCCGACGGCCTGGCGCATGGACCGGACGTACTTGCCGATCCCCTTGCTCTGGAGCTGCGCCCCGGCCATCGTGTCGTACACGAGGCCGATCCGCTCCTGGACGTCGCTGCGATTGATGGAGACCATGAGGCGGTCGAACTGGATCAGGTCGAGGGACTCGACGAACTCGAGAGGGAAGCCGAAGCCGACGGCTCGGACGACGGCATCGTAGAGCTGGCTCCATCGACCGCGCTGGCCTCCGTCGTCGGCGGAGGCGTCTGGAGTTCCGCCAGCTTCTCCTTCACCATCGCGGTCACCTTCTCCCCCAGGTCGCCGAAGACCTTCGCGTTCGCCGCGAGCCAGCCCTGGCAGAGCTGCACTAGCATCGGGAGAGACAGGCCCTCGTAGGACTCGCCGTCTCCGTAGAGGAACTCCTCCACCTGGTCGGTCTTGCGCGCCGGGTCGTAGTCGAACTCCTCGCGCAGGGAGTCCATGAGGAGCTTCCCGAGCAGGATCCGGTTCGGCTTGCTCGCGACCGCGCCGAGGATCTGGTTGACCGCCGACTCGCGCTCCTGGCGCCGGTGCCGGCTGATCTCCGGCGTCGGGGCGGCGACGATCGTTCGGTCGATGGTGCTGTCGGCCGTCTCGGTGTTGGCGCGCAGGTCCTTGCGCACCTTCTCCTTGAAGTTCTCGGTCGTGACGTTGCGCGTCTCGTCTCGGTCGAGCAGGGACGAGATCGCGAGCCCCACGGGCTTGCTGACCTCGGCCAGCTCCTCGAGGAGCGCGATGCGGTTGGAGTAGAAGCGGAAGGTGCGGCCGTCGATCTCTCGCTCGACGAACACCTTGCTCTTCCACGTGAAGCGTTCTTTCCAGTTCATGTCTGCCTTCTCCTTGTGTAGCGGTCGTGGGCCGGGAGCGTCTCCGCCCCCGGCCCGCCTCTCGACCTCAGATCACGCGACCATCGGGTCGTAGGTGCGCACGGTGAGCACCTTCGACACGTCGGGCACGCTGTTGTTGATCTCCGCGACGCCCTTGAAGGCCATCGTGGCCACGTCGTCGCCGATCATCGCCAGGTCGCCGTCGGCCGACAGCGAGACCCGGTGGAACCGGAACTCGACCTTCTGTCCGCAGTCGCCGGCGTTGTCCTGGATGAACAGGCAGGCGCCCTCGACCACCGCGCGGGTCAGCGCGTCCACCTCGTCGACGTCGTTCGCGGAGGTGGCACCCGTGGAGATCGTCCACTGCGAGGTGTCGCCCTCGGCGATGTTGGTCGCCGTCGGGAGGAACCGGATGAGGCCGAGCTGCTCGTCGATCTCGTAGTCGGTCCCCTCGACCAGCAGGACGTCGGTCACGGCGTCCTTCTCGATCGTGTAGACGAGCCCCGCGGCGTCCAGGTTGTACTCCCGGAGGCCGGCGGCGTTCCGCAGCTCGTACCAGGCACCCAGGTGGGTGTCGACCGAGATCACGACGTCGGTGTGGGTCGTGTCGTGCGGGTTGTCGTAGGTCGAGGTCTGGCCGCTGAAGAAGTCGGCGAGGTTCTGGAAGTTGCGCGTCTCGTCGAGCTTGAACCCGATCCCGATTTCCTGCGAGACCACGAACCGCTTGTCCGTGAACTTGACGCAGGAGCGGGAGTTCTTGTGGCGCAGGTCCTCGACGGTCACGGAGATCGTGAACTCGGGCGAGTTGCCCACGTCACGGTAACCGTTCACGTCGGGGAGGCCGGTGCTCGGGTCGAGCCTGGCGAGGTAGACGCGCCCACGCCCGAGAACGTAGTCCCGTTCGTTGGGAGCGCCGGTGAGATTGATTCCGGGCATGTGTGTTTCTCCTAGGAGTTGCGGAAAGGGTTATCTGGGGCTCAGCTCGGCCTGGAAACGGAAGCGAGCGTGGGTCCCGTTCGACGCACCCTCCCGCGGAGGGTGCTCGTACTGGGTGTCGACGAGCTTGACGGTGACCTGGCGGTCCTCGTTCTCGTCGCGCGGGATGCAGATGGGGTCCTCGAGGAGGGCGCGAACGAACGGCTCGCAGATGACCTCCTCGTTGAACTTCAGGATCAGGAGCCACTGCCACGACGTCGGGTCGAGCACGTACTTGCGCCCGAGGCGGTGGAGCGTCTGGTAGGCGGCGGTCAGCTCGTTGACCTCGACCGAGGCGGGCTGGACCTGGAGTCCCTGGACTAGCTCGCAGGCGTCGGAGTCGTAGGTGGCCTCGATGAACGTGCCGAGCTGCGCGGCGAGGCACAGCGCGTCGTGGACCTTCTTCTTCAGGGTCACGGCGATGAACCCTCCTCTGATGAAGGGATACCCGAACGCCTCCGCGCTCGCGATCCCGTGCGGCTGGACGACTTGCAGGCCGAGGGTGGAGAGCAGCGGCGTGCCGAACGCCTCCGCGCTCGCGATCCCCTGGCCGTCGAGGTCGACGACCTGAGCCCCGGAGACGACCACTACCGGCGTCCCGAAGGCCTCGAGGCTGGCGATGCCCTGGCCGTCGAGGTCGATCACGACCGCGCCGACGAGCAGGTCCGGAGATCCGAAGGCCTCCTCCGACGCGATGCCCTGGCCGTCGAGGTCGACGATGGTGGCGAACGTGACCGTGGGAGATCCGAACGCCTCGGCCGACGGGATGCCCTGGGCGTCGAGGTCGATCGCGACCGCTCCGGGCTGGACCTCGGGCGCGCCGAAGGCCTCGGCCGAGGCGATCCCCTGGCCGTCGAGGTCGATCGTCACCGCGCCGACCAGCAGGTCCGGCGAGCCGAAGGCCTCCGCGCTCGGGATGCCCTGGGCGTCGAGGTCGATCGCGATGGTCGCCGCGATCGTCGGAGAGCCGAACGCCTCGGACGATGGGATTCCCTGCCCGCTCAGGTCGACGGCGATCGACGCGGCGATCGTGGCGCTGCCGAACGCCTCCGCTGATGCGATGCCGCTCGGACTCACGTTGATGTTCGTCGCGATCGTGGCGCTGCCGAACGCCTCCGCCGACGCGATGCCGCTCGGGCTGACGGCGATCGTGGCGGCGATCGCCGGCGTTC